CCGAAGAATATTGGGAAGACCTATTTGAAATAGCTACCATGCCAAGTGGTGAGCCATGTTTAGAAATGAGGTTTGAAGTACCCTTTGGTAATGGAGAGTATAGATTCTCTGGTCGCATAGATAAGGTAGTACAATTAGAAGGTAAGCTGTATCTTTGTGATGTTAAGACAACAAAAAGTGCACTCAACTCTAATTACTTTGGTAACTTCATGCCGAACAACCAGGTATTCTCATACCTATGGGCAGGCAGGGAAGTGTTAGGACTAGACATCGCAGGCTTTATCATTGATGGTGTGCAAACTGGTGTCCACTTTACTAGGTTCAATAGAAGTGTATACAATGTGCCGACTGATTTAATAATGGAGTGGTACAAAGACGCAATGCATACATTAGATACATCAACAAATTATTTTAACAAACAATATTACCCCGCAGATTTCACTGCTTGTAATAACTATGGAGGCTGTCGATTCAAAGAGGTATGTTCGTCATCCCCTGATCGTCGCAATCTTTTCCTGGATAATGATTTCGATAAGCAACCCCATCCAGATTTAGTGGAGGCATATGCAGAAGCAGTATGATAAAACAAAACAACACAAACGTGAGAAGTGGTATAACGATACAACTTCTTTATTAAATATTATAATAGTATTAGGTATACTTAATGTAGTATTTCATTACCTATCATGGATATCACAATGATCATCAACATTTTGTTGGGATTAATCCTAGCAGATTTGCTAGTGATTTCATTTATGATATTTGTAATTGGTAAAATTATTGATGAGAGATTAAAATAACTATTGACACGAGAGACAAACTATGTTAGTATGTTAACTTCACAGGAGATAAAAATGGCAAACATTAAAACACACAAGTCAGCAGAGTATACAAAGCTAATGCTTGTAGGAGATAGTGGTTCGGGTAAAACCACAGCACTATCTACACTTGCAAATGCTGGGTACAATTTACGTATCCTAGACTTTGATGACGGACTCTCTATCTTACCAGAGTTTTTAAATAAGGACGCAGTTAAAAATGTATCCTTCATTACTTGTAAAGATTCTTTAGGACAAGCTACGGCTTTTCGTAAGGGTGTACAAATGATTACGAATTGGAAAGACGGAGACGAAGACTTTGGTTCAGTTAAGAACTGGACTAATAAAGATGTTCTTGTTATAGACAGTTTGACTCTGATGGGCGAGGCAGCATTACGTGGTGCCCTGGTTTTTAATAATAAAAAACCAACCGACCAACCTAGTCAACCAGAATGGGGAACAGCCGCAAGGGATGTTCAACATATCATACAGTATATAACAGGTTCAGAAGTACCATGTAATGTAGTAGTAACGACACACATGCAGTACATGGAGGGAGACTTAGGTGTATCTAAAGCATACCCAACCAGTGTAGGTTCTAAACTATCCACCAAAATAGGAAGATACTTTAACTGTGTATGTAGGATAGATACGAAGTCTTCAAGTAAGGGAACTGAGAGAACCCTTCGAACAGTATCAGATCACAAAATGGATTTGAAAGTGACAGCACCTAGTCGTGTTGAAACTAATGCCGAATGTGATTTAGCTAAGCTATTTGATGCTATTCAAAAAAATGCTAAAAGTAAATTAAACAAAGACATAGGAGGTAAATGATGTCAGATGTATTAGACTTTTTAACCATGACTCCAGGTGATATACCTGAATCCGTAACTCTACCTGAGGGTAGCTACGATTTCACTATCACTTCTTATCGTTCGGATAAGGTAGGGGAAAACCAAACACCATTAGTACGCATGAACTGTAAAGCTGTTGGTGTTATTCAATCTGATCTATCCGATTCAGATCTACAGAATGCCGAGCCTACTCGTATAGAGTTTTGGGCTACGCCAAAGGCAATGCAACAAAACAATCCCGCATTGTCATTGAAAGCATTTCTATTAAAGGGATTGGAAATGGATGATACTCAATCATTCAGCGAATTGCTTGAGCAAGCAATTGGTCAGACCTTTAGTGGTATTGTCAAGCATGAAATGGTTGGCAGAAACAAGGATATACTTCAAGCTTCTATTAAGAGGATCATTAAGAAGTAGTCCTATGGGTGAGTATGCAGTTTATAAACGAGTGCCATCACGTAAGCCTCAATCAGCCGAGTCTTGCAAGATTGCTTTCGTATTCGAGTACCCAACTAACAGTGAAACAATAGCCAATACAATCCTGCGTGGGGGCACGGGAAAAGTATTTGCTGAACTTTGTGACATTGCTGGGATACACCTCGACGATTGTTTACTCACCCACACTATACAATTAAAACCCCACCAAAATTCAACACAATATTTCTTCCATAAAAGAGCAGAATATAAACGCTTGTGCAAGACACAAGAGTGGCGATCTCCTTACGCCCCAACAAAAGAAGGATACCTTAAACAAGAATACGAACAAGACATTCAAAGGTTACACAAAGAGATAGCAGAAGCCAATCCAAATATCATTATCGCAATGGGTTCGGTATCTTTGTGGGCAGTGACAGGACTAGATAAAGTAGGTACACACAGAGGAACTACACTGACAACATCCCTTTCTGTTTCAGATAAATCCTATAAAGTTTTACCTACTTATAGTCCTGTGTCTGTCGTTAAAAATTTTAAGTGGAGACCTCACGTTGTATCTGATTTACAGAAAGCTAAACGTGAATCTTCCAGTAAAGAATTAAAACACACAGTCAGAGAAGTATGGATTGAACCTACTATCAAAGACTTGGATGTGTTTTACAATAAATATATTAGTGAAGCAAATCATAACAACCCTCTCGCATTCGATATTGAAACAGCAGAAGGCTCTATCGTATGCATAGGCTTTGCACCTACACCTAGTACTACAATCGTAGTACCTTTTCGTGACAAGAATAAAGAAACTCTTAACTACTGGAGTGCAGCTGATGAGATGGTTGCCTGGAAATGGGTTAAAGATATTCTTGAGAATGATAAGATAGTTAAGGTTGCACAAAATCAATTATATGATGTGTCATGGCTAGCCCACAAACAAAAGATTCATGTCAAAGGTATCGTACATGATACCATGCACGCACAACATTCACTGCAACCAGAACAAGAAAAAGGTTTAGGTTTTTTAGGCTCTATATATACCAATGAGAGTGCTTGGAAAACATTAGCCAAGTTTTCAAAGAGTACTAAAGCAGATGAGTAAACATGAAACGATCAGAATTATTTTCGGTCAAACCAATGCCCGAAGATTCAAAGGACATAGCGAACCACTACAATTTGTGGAGGGCTGTACTAGATCAAGCTGTTCAAGATTATTCTTACAAAGGAAAATCGAAAGATGGTTTGGCAAACAAAAATGAAGTAGAGAAATGGTTGAAGTATAAGTACGATGAATTTAAATACATATGTGATTTAGCTTCAGTAGACCATGAAAGAGCACGAAAAGAATTTGATAAATATAAAGAGGGAGAGTATGACAACAACAGGGAGATCATCAGAACTTCTAAAAAAAGCATCTGAACTTGTTAATGGAGACAGGCAAGTAGATTACGGAGACAAATTAATTAATCATGTTAACATAGCAAACCTATGGTCAGCATACACTAACTTTAATATAAGTCCACATGATGTGGCTGTTATGATGTGCTTACTAAAGATAGCTAGACTAAAGCAAGGTGCGCGTACGGAGGACACATACCTGGATGCTTCAGCCTACATGGCGATCGCTCGTGAAATAGGAGAACGAGTGGAAGAACTACACAAGCAACAATTGGAGAGAGACAATGGCGAGGATAGTAAAAAACACAGAGGTTAAGAATTTAAAACTTAATGACGAACAAAAACTATGGACTTACTGCGGATTAGATTGCACCATTACATCAGAGATATGGAGTAAACTACAACCCCAACTAGACAACAACACTAAATCCACATACGATTTTGAAAGAGCCAGCTTAGGACCAGCTATCTCTATGGTACTGCGTGGCTTACGCGTAGATGAAAAGGCGATCACAATTATTCGTGCCCCCTTACAAAAGAAAAGGTTACAGTTAGCTAGGATGCTAAGCCTATTTGCTAATGCTGTATGGGATAAAGACCTTAACCATAACAGCCCAGTACAATTAAAGTCTTTACTTTATGAGTACTTACTTCTTCCAGTACAAATTAAATATGACAAAGGGAAACAGAAAGTTTCCACAGATCGTGAAGCATTGGAACATATGATCGAGGAGTATCCTCGTGCTCGCCCTTTCTGTAAAACTATCATAGCACTACGTGATATAGATAAACAACTATCAGTACTAGCATCCAAGCGTGATGAGGATGGGCGTATACGTTGCTCATATAATGTAGCGGGTACAGAAACTGGCAGGTGGTCATCATCCGAAAGTCCCTGGAGAACAGGAACAAACTTACAAAATATTACTAAGGACTTAAGGGCTATGTTCATACCAGACAGAGGACGTACCATGTTCTATGCCGATCTACAAGCAGCAGAATCCAGGGCAACAGCATACCTTTCAGGCGACGACGGCTACATCAATGCCGTTGAATCATCAGACCTACATACTGAAGTAGCTAAAATGGTTTGGCCCAACATGGGTTGGACAGAAGATCAAGAACAGAACAGATCACTAGCAGAGCGACCTTACTATGGTAACTTTTCTTATCGTGATGTATGTAAGAGGGCTGGTCATGGTACTAACTACGGTGCGTCAGCTAACACAGTAGCACGTCATACTAAAATTAAAGTAGCACATGCTACAAGATTCCAACTACTATACTTCGGTGGTGTCATACCTTTATCTTCTTTAGAACGTTGGTATAAACAGGACAAGAAAGGGGGCTTTGATGAACTCCTTGAACTCGGTGAAAAGTTAGACTCTGGTAACCAAGTACTGATCCGTATAGCTGGGGCTTTCCCGGGCATAAGATCATGGCATTCAGAAGTTATCAAAGAACTACAAGCAACAGGAAATTTAATCACACCCTTCGGTAGACGCAGGCAATTCTGGGGTAGGTTAGATGATGAACACTATGCAAGAAAAGCGATAGCCTATCTACCACAATCTACTATCGGTGACTTACTTAACAAAGGATTATATAGAGTATGGTCGGAACTATTCCAAGAGGGTGTGGAAATATTAGGACAGGTGCATGACGCAGTCTTAGGTCAATGCCCTAATAATAAGATTGATGAATTAATACCTAAGATAATTAAATGTTTAGAGAATCCTGTTGAAGTAAGGGGTAAGACTATGGTAATACCATCAGACGCAGAGGTAGGAGACTCATGGAAAAATTTAAAAAAGTGGGTGCCTAATGCGTAAGAATACAGATTTTATAGGGGCATGCATTAAGGCTACAACAGGTACTCCTATACCAGATAGATTTTCTCAATGGACTGCAATCTCTGCTGTAGCTGGGGCACTCGGTCGTAAGTGTTGGTTGTCTATGACTAACTATGACATTAGACCTAACATGTTTATTATATTAGTGGCACCTCCAGGAAGAAACAAATCAGTGTCCTTAATCTTGCCATTTTCTAAAGTGTTCTCTAAACTTACAACACCTGTAGGTACAGAAGAAGATCATGATGAATTTAATAGTGGTCTAACTAAGTATGGTTTAAAGAACTACCCATTACATTCTATACAAGATAAAATTACACCAGAAAAATTAGCAGTAGAAATGTCTAAGGTTACAAGACTAGACCTACGTTGTGCTACACCTAAAGAAGATATGTTCTATGATTCTTCTTTGACTCTAGTAACCTCAGAGTTTGGTACGTTCATGAATAGGAATCAACAATACTTACAAATGTTTATGACTGACATGTGGGATAGTAAAGATTTTTACAGTCATCAAATTAAAACAGGCTCATCACAATTCATTAAAGGTCCTTGCCTTAATTGGATAGCATGCTCTACACCTCAACAGTTTGTGGATAACTTACCAGAGGATGCAGCTTCCCAGGGATTACTGTCTAGGCTGTTACCTGTGTGGCATGAAGGGGATAAGATAGCCCAAAGTTTATATCAGAAAAAAATTAGTGATGAGGTTATAGAAGACTTAACATATGATCTCAGCATGATAGCTAAAATGCATGGTCAATTTGTATTTGATCCAGAGGCATATGAACAAGTCGAGAAAGATTTTCAAGAATATATAAAGCCAGAACCTACTGATCCTAATATGATTGAGTATACCCAACGTAGGGTATCTCATTTTATTAAGGTAGCTATGTCTATTAGTGCCTCACGTAGAGGAACTCGAATCATTACAGGACATGATTGGGAACGCACTAAAGAGATTATGTTTGATGTAGAGAAGTATATGCCTAAGGCATTAGAAGGTTTTGGCATGAGCAAGACAGGTAGAATTGCTCAAGATATGAAAGGTTGGTTGGAGACTACTGTGTTTAACAATAACCGCTCTCACGTGCGTCTAAAGCTGTTTAAACGGCAACTTTTGAACAAGACTATGGCGCCAGGTGAGATCTCACAGTACATCCAAGCTATGGAAGACTCGGGATATATCCGTGTTGAATCTGAATTGGTATTCCTATGCAGAAAAGACGCAATATAATCCGAGGTCTACGTTGGGCAAAAGCCCTCCAGGAACGCCCAAGATTCATCTCCTCTCCAAGAATCAAGGGTATCCAGAGGGCTGGCCTAATCTATGAGAATAGAATAGCTAACTATATCAAAGCTTTATATGGGGATAAGGTAATACATGGACAGTGGTATGAGTATGAGGATAGACGTGGGCTAGGTTGGTGTCAACCAGACATACTAATACTACCAGATGATAAGAGAGATTTTATAATAGTTATAGAGTGTAAGCTTAAGTCTACTAGAAAAGCTTGGGTTCAACTTAACTATTTATACAGACCTGTACTAGAAAAGATTTATCCACAGGTAGATTTACGCATGGTGCAGGTAGTAAAGAACCTGGATAAGAAAGTAAAGGTAGATTTAATTGAGACACTAGATGATGTCTTTTGTCAAGAGAAGAAATTTGAATACTCAACATTATTTTTAAGGAACTTAACATGATTAATATAGACAACAGCTTCTTAGTGTGGTATACTAGAAGCTTTCACACAACACAAATAAGGAACACACAATGACAGAGAAGCCAACGATTGATCTCGCACGGGATGACCTTCTTACCTCGTTTGGTAAAGAAGTTTTAAAAGATAGATACATGTTACCCCAGGAGAAATCTCCCCAGGAAGCGTTGTCTAGGACAGCAGCAGCTTTCGCAGACTCAGATGCCCATGCAAAAAGATTATATGATTACGCTTCTAAGTTATGGTTCATGTTTGCTACACCTGTGTTATCAAATGGCGGAACAGACAGAGGGCTACCTATCTCATGCTTCTTAAATTATGTACCAGATTCTCGTGAAGGATTGTCAGATCATTACGCGGAAAACATTTGGCTATCAAGTTCGGGTGGTGGTATCGGTGGATACTGGGGTGACATAAGGTCGCAGGATCAATCAACAAGTAAAGGTAATAAGACGACAGGAGTTATTCCTTTCATGCATGTAGTTGATAGTCAGATGGTAGCCTTTAACCAGGGAGCAACAAGACGCGGGAGCTATGCCAGCTATATGGATATATCTCACCCAGAGATTATAGAGTTCATTGAAATGCGTAAGCCTAGTGGTGGTGATGTGAATAGAAAAAATTTAAATCTACATCATGGCATTGTTGTACCAGATAAATTCATGAAGGCTTTAGAAAAAGATGAGATGTGGAAACTAATTGACCCACATAATAAAAAAGTTATAAGAGAAATTAAAGCTAGACAATTATGGATTAAAATATTAGAAGCAAGAGTATCAACAGGTGAACCATACATTATGTTTAGTGATACAGTTAATAAAGGATTGCCAAAAGAATTAAAAGCTAAAGGTTTAAAGGTACACCACTCTAACTTATGTAGTGAGATTACCCTGCCAACCAATGAGGAACGCACTGCAGTATGTTGTTTGTCATCTGTTAACCTGGAATACTATGATGAGTGGAAAGATAATCCGCAATTCATTGACGACCTTATGCGTATGTTAGATAACGTACTCACACATTTTATTAAATCTGCCCCCTCTCATTTATGGAGAGCAGTAGCATCAGCAAAAGCAGAAAGATCTGTTGGCTTAGGGTCTATGGGTTTTCATTCTTACTTACAGAAGAAAGGTGTAGCTTTAAATAGTGCTGTATCTTTTGGTATTAATAAGAATATATTTAAACACTTACATGATAAGGCATTGGAATCAAACCTGTCATTAGGTAAGACACGAGGCGAACCAAGTGACATGAAAGGTAGTGGTAAAAGATTTGCCCACATGATAGCTATTGCACCAAATGCAAGTAGTTCTATTATATGTGGTGGTGTGTCTCCTAGCATAGAACCTTTAAGAGCCAACGCCTTTACACAAAAAACTATGAGTGGTTCTTTCTTAGTTAAGAATAAATACTTAGAAGAATTACTTGAATCAAAAGGAAAGAATACTAAAGATGTTTGGAAGAGTATTATTGCTAGCAGAGGAAGTGTTGACGCGCTCACTTTCCTCACGCCACAAGAGAAAAATGTATTTAAAACCGCCATCGAAGTTGATCAAGCATGGCTTGTTGACTTGGCTGCGGAACGTCAAAAATATATTTGTCAAGCGCAATCATTAAACTTATTTTTCCTACCAGATGTGAATGTTAGAAGATTAAATAATATACACAAACGTGCGTGGGAAAAAGGATTAAAGACTTTATACTACTGTCGCAGTGAGGCGATTAAAAGAGCGGAGAATATCTCCATTAAAGTAGAAAGAAAAGTCAGAGAGGATAGCATGGAAGATGAAGAATCATGTGTAATGTGTCAAGCATAATGCTTAGACATTTAGATTTATTTAGTGGGCTAGGTGGATTCAGCTTAGGACTTGAAGCAACGGGAGGATTTGAAACAGTAGCATTCTGTGACATAGAAAAATTTCCACTTAAAGTTTTAAAGAAACACTGGCCCCATGTTAAACAATATAAAGATATAAAGGAGTTAACGTATGAGCAAATCAAAGAAGACACGCTTGCCCCCATTGACATTATCACGGGAGGATATCCTTGCCAACCATTCTCCGTCGCAGGTAGCCAACTTGGTGAAAAAGATAAGAGACACCTCTGGCCAGATATGTTTAGGATTATCAAAGAATGTAGGCCGACTTGGGTCATTGGAGAAAACGTTGGTGGCCACATTAAACTCGGTCTCGACACCGTACTCCAGGACTTGGAGAGTGAAGGTTACGCCGTTAGGACGTTTAGTATTTCAGCTTCGAGCGTCGGCGCCAACCACCAAAGAGAAAGAGTCTGGACTGTGGGCTACTCCGAACACAATGGATCATCTACCACAGAGGAGTACAGAGTCATTAATAAGACAGGCGACAACTACACGCAAAGGGAGAACGAAGCCAGGAAATCTGCGCGAGCAGGTAGATCCAGAAGTAGTGATGATGTGGAGGACGCCAGACAACATGTCTGGGGGATCAAATCTTCCTGGGATTCAGAAAGCTTTAGACCAGGGACATCTGAAGAGACCGAGTGGTCAACCAATCCAGATCAGATTAATGGATCAGGTCAGGGAGCCTCGCCTATGGGAGAAGTTACCGACACCGACGGCGCGAGACTACAAGGATTCTGGACCGAACGTGAACTACGAGAAGGCCAGGAAAAAAGGACGACTAGCTGGGAGCGCTGGTGGCAGTTTGAACCCGACGTGGGTAGAGTGGCTCATGGGGTACCCCAAAGGGTGGACCG